TCGGTAGTCGGGGCAACTTCCTGCTGCTGCTGCGGCTGCCGTGCTTGCGCCTGCTCTTGGTAGGCTTGGTACTGCCCCTGATCTTGCTGCTGAGCCTGCTGCTGGGGCTGCCGAGCCTGCGCTACGCGAAGGCGCTCATTCTGGATCGCGATCTCATTTTTAAGATCGGTAGCCTTGGACATTAGATCAGCGTCACCGGAACGAACTGCCTGACGGTAAACTTCGTCGATCTGAGCAGTCTTGGCTTTTACAGCCTCTGCCTCTTTGACTAGAACCGTATTGCTTTGCTGCGTAGTCAGAGCCCGATACTGCTGAAGCTCCTGTTCTTTTTGCATTGCAATCTGCTCAAGGTGGGCGGCCCGCTGCTCGGTTTCTTTATTCTTAGCGTTGAGCTTATTAATTCTCTTGCTAACCGACTTTGTGTAATTCTCTAGCTCGTCATCGGGGCTGACAGGGGTCCCAGACTCTTCGGGGGAGTCTGCAACAATCTGTATATCAATCTCTTCGGAATTTAAATTTTCTTGGTCTGCATCAGTATTCATCGGAAGCTCACTATGTCGTCTGGGTTAAGAATTGTGCCAATGACCTCGTCGTCATTAATCATTCTAACTTCCGCGCCATCTTCAAGCTTAAATCTAGCGCCAGAATATCTTCCGATCAACACCCAATCCTTTTCTTTGCACCACGGCTTATCACCGTACTTCGTCTTGTCTCCATAACAGAGGGGGCCAACTTTAACCACATATGCAACCACGGTGGCCAGAGCTTCTCTATCAAGAGTTTCTTTGGTTAGTGCAATTCCGCCAGAGGTCACGCCCTGCCCAGTATATGGAAGAACAAGCATCCTCCACCCAGTAGGGGTTGGCATTCTCTCAACAAGACTTAGGTCCAGAAGTTCTGGACGAAGGGTCCTTTCGTCCCCTTCAATATAGGCGCTGTCAATATTAGATTTTTTAGCGGGGGTTTCACTCAGATCGGTCAAAATTTATTTTCCTTATAAAAGTCAGAAATGCTCATTTCTACTAAGTTTAGCACTTCTAGCTGTCCTTGCAAACTTTTATAATGTTCTATATCTTTGAGCATACCATCCATTAGTATGCCGTTTATCGCTTCCCGCCTTTCTCTAATCGTCTTCTTAATAGCAGCAGAGAGGTCTAAATCATCCATTACGTCTTCTCGTAATAGTATAGACCTTTGGTCGCAGCGCCGGTGCCTCTAGTCTTCATGCGCTTTACTTCACCGCCCATTTTCATTCCTTTGGCGGTCTTCATAGCAATAGCTACGGCCTGCGCCTGTGGCTTTCCTTCGTCACGAAGAGTCTTTATGTTTTTGCTGATTGATTTCTTACCCTTTGCTAATGGCATTATTTCTTACTCCTAGTGGGTTTCTTTTTTGGCGCTGATTTCTTTTTAGCGGTAACCTTTGCCTTGGGTTTTTTTTGCTCAACAACAATTCCCACTGCTGGAGCAACGGCGGACTCAATCACTGGTTTTTCTGGTGATTTAATTGCAACAGGTTTCTCGCCCCGCATCCTAGCTTCTTTTGCCGCAATTCGTGCTTTTGAAGCGTTCTCTTCATCCAGAGCTTCTTTAGCGTTCCACGCAGCCTTTAGCTTTTCAGCTTGCCGCTCTAGCTTTTTTAACTTACGAAGGTCTTCTTGCCGCTGCAATATATAATCAGTTGTCATTGCTTACTCCCAAATTTTGCACTCATTTCCGTGAGCTTTAAGTTGTTTTGCTGTTCTAGCCGTTTAAGGCCAAGGTCTAGCTTGTCGTCTGCTACCTGCTTTTGAACACCCATTCTTTGCTTGGATATCTCTGTTTCTAGCAAAGTTTCATTTTTCTTAGCGGCCTGCTTATCCGAAAACTGCTGGGAATCTTGGTCTATCTCCTTATCCCTCAAAGCAAGCTCTTGCTGCCGTATCTGTACGAGAGGGTCAGTTTCGTTGCCCTGCCCAATACTAACCATTAGCTCCTGAGTAAGCTGAGCCAATATCGGTGAGCTAAACCGCTCCTTTATCATCTGAATTTCAGCCTGAACCTGCTGAACCTGCTCTTGAGGAATCTGGCCGGACTGCATCATTTGATTTGCCTGCTCAATTTGCTGGGCGGCCTCTGGAGGCATTTGATCCGCCGAAAGCTCAACAGCCAAAAACTGAAGATGCTGCATCATATGAGCAATAATTAAACCCTGCAATTGCGGCGTAGTCTTTACCACCTCCGTCAAAAACAAAGATCTGTGGGCGTCAATGTGGGCCTGATGATTTTGTCCCTCAAAAGCCTGCGCTGGCTGGCCCATCATAAAGCCAGAGTTTTCTATGCCCGCATCAATTGGCATTGGTGCTGGCGGTGGTGGCGGTGGTGGCTGTATCAGAGAGTCAACATCGTCTACGCCAAGCGCGGCATACATGCGGCGATAAGCCTCATAAATTCCTTCTGGACCATGTATTTCTGGATTGCTTTGGACCATGGTCAGCAACTCTTGGGCCATGGTTATTCTCTGCGACTGCGAGAATATATTTGGATCGCTGACGGGTATGACGTCAACTCTGCCGTCAAAGTCTTGGCCTTTAATCTCTTGGGCGCCGCTGCCGGTGTTGTATGGGTAAGACGGCGGCAAATATTCTCCAAACACTTTTGCCAACAACTTAAATTCAAGGCGCTGTGAATAGTGCAGGCGCTTATGGATGGCGCTCATTACCTTTGTGCCGCGCTCCAAAAGAGCCACGGTGGTGCCGACTGGCATATTTTGCGCCGCATCGCCAATGTTCATATCGCCAATGCTTGCAAAGCGTTTGCCGCTATCAACTAAAAGACCTAGCATTTGCACTAAAACATTTGATGGCTCCTTGATCGGAAGCGGTATTAAATTCTCTCTTAGAGATGCGCCAGTGGTGTCGATGTCTCTAAACTCACCAGGTTGCAGGGGCTCGTCCTCGTTTCTAATGCGCATTCCTCGCGCCTTAAATCCAGCCGGAAGGTTTGCCAAGGTTCCCGCGTCAATAAGCTGTCGCAGTATGCTGGTTGCGGACTTCGATATACCACCAATCATGTGGCTTAGACCGAGGCCATAGAAGCCAAGACCAGGTAAAAACTTATACTGCACAAAGAAATTAATCTTGTTTTTCTTTATGTCGCCCTCAAGATAATTTCTTCTGATAGAAAGTATCTTCTGGGATGACTCGTCAATTGTTACGATGTACGGCAGCTTTAGGCCCGTCGGCTCTCCGTCGGCTCCTAGGTCTTCAAAGCCGGGTAGGTCCAGCACTGTGTGCGTCTCAAAGACCGTGCTATCTCTGTCTTCCTGATAGCTTGGCGACTGGCCCTCTATCTCATCGATTTGCTGAGTTATGTCGCTTTCAGTAAAACTAGTGCCCCCACCAGTAAGCTCAATGTCAGCGTAGAATCCAATAAGCTGCTGCTTCTTGATTTCATTTTTACTCATCTTCAAAACGTGCGTGACACGCTCCGCCGAAGAAAGATCAGTGGCCTCGTAAGGCACCACTAAATTTTCTGGGGCAATAAACTTTGAGAGGGCCCTATCTCTCGCTGTATCGTAATAAACCTTTTTAAATGCTGAGCCAGCAAGGGGAAGGTAGAATAACAGCATGTCTAGCTCTGGATCGTATTCCTCCATTACATTCATAATGTAGAAATTCATAAACTCTTGAACGCGCTCAGCCTGCATCTCTACATCTGAGTTTCGAGTGCCCACAATCTCAGTTTTGACTGGGCCCTTGGCTGGAAGAAGCTCCTTATAAGCTTGCGCCTGAAACTGGGTTACCGCCTCTGCTAAAATAGGGTGAATTACGCCAGAGCTACCTTGAAACGGGGTGCTTCTAGTTTCGTCAAACTTCATGCCCAAGTATTTCAGGCCGTCAGTATAGGTCTTCTCCCACTCCGAGCGAGATTCTATGTCGGCTTGAATTGACGACAAAACATCGCCAGCAAGCCCCATGAGCTCTGACGAATCAAGAAAATCAACTAAGTTAGCGTTAAAGTCAGTTTCAATCATATCCTCAACGGCATTCATTTCGTCATCAACGAGAATTTCTTTCTCGGTAACCAGAATTTGTGCCGCATTCTTGATCAGGTCGGACCTGTCCGGCTCCTGAAACACCTCTACAGAATTTCCTGTATTAACTATTTCGGGTGTGCCTAGATCTCTTCTCTCGATAGCCATTAGTAATACACCGTTCTATTTTGTGGTAGCAATTGTACTTCGTCCATATAATCACTATCCAGATTTAAAAATCCGCCTTGGCGGAATCTCATCAAGGCCATTGTTGCAGAGTCAGTATAATCGTCATGCTCTGCAAATGGAAAACTTGCCATCTCGTCAATCACCTCTTCGGCGAATGTTTCGTCAGGAGCCCAGACCATTCCCGACTCAAATATTGGCGCAACGCTATTCATTCGCGCTATTTTATCCTGACCCCTGCTGGGGGTATAGGCGGTAACTGGGATTCCCATTCTCCTTAACTCTTGAGTAAGCGGCGTTCCAGAAGCCTTGGCCTCAATCAGAACGCAATCTGGTTCCCAGTATTGATACTCATCATACGCTAATTTTTTCAATTCTGGAAAGTCAAGGCGCACGCGCTTGGCGTCAAGCAGTATAATTTGATCTCCGCCTTCGGCAACGGGCTCAAAAACAGCCCAAGTTGTAATGGCAGAGTAATCCGCCGTCTCTTTTTTACTAAATGCGGTGTCGTAGCTTTGTATAATGTAAGAGTAGGCTGGAACAACCTCAGAATCGTATACGTTCCACCACTCTCTTTTGACTATGGCCCCAGAGGCTGCGGTAGGATTCTGCATCCACTGAGCATTCCATTTTGAAAGGGGCAGCGAGGCTTTAACCGAAAGCAGTTCTTCTTTCTTCCAGAAACCGGGCCATAGGGGCTCGTCTGTCTCTGGCATGATCGCTGGAAACTCTACAACTTCCCATTGATCGGCGTGCTCTTCCCCCTGACGCTTTAAAACCTTACCTACAAGATCTTTGGTGCTCCAGCGAGTCATTACGATGATAATTATGCCACCCGGCTGTAATCGCTGTCTTGGACCAGACGTATACCACTCATAGGCCGCATCCATAGCGCTGGGCGACATTGCATCTTGCTCGGAATGGGGGTCGTCAATAATTAGAAGGTCGGCGCCGCGACCCGTAATTGCTCCACCAACACCGGCGTAAAAACTTTCTCCATCTTGGTTTGTAGTCCATCGGCCTGCGCTTTTATTGTCTGATTGTAATTTTAAATCAGGAAAGATGCCTTGATAGTCTTCGCCATCAATTATGTTTCTTACCTTACGGCCAAAGCGCACGGCAAGCTCGGCGGTGTGCGTTGTTTGAATGATTTTTAAGTTTCCGCGCAAACCCATCATCCAAGCGGGAAAGAATGTGCTGGCAAACTCTGACTTGGAGTGTCTGGGGGGAAGGCAGACTATTAGTCTTTTTAGTTTTCCTTCGGCTATTCTATTAAACTTCTCGCCAATAATCCGATGGTGGCGCCCTTCAACAAACTCTGGCCACATATGCTTAACAAACTTAATAAAGTCGCCTTGGCACTCTTCTTGTTTTTCTAGGCTTTTGTATCTATTTAGCAGCGACTTTGCTTCAATCTGCTCTTGCTCAGACAATACATCAAAGTCCTTAAAGACCGGCGCCTCAGACATGGTCCCACTCTCTTCCTTGCCACAGCAAAGCCTCCGCCTCCCTGCGCCTAATAAGGCCGTCCAGCACTTTGCCGCCAGCCCTATTCCAGCGTTTTATCTGGTGAGGGATATCACCACGACTGCTGTCAGTATTATCATTAATGCGACGCAAAAGAGTAGATTCTTTAAGGTTACCTCCACCAAGATTGTATACCCAAGAAACGAGCGCATCGAATTCATTTTGCTTGAGAGGTACGTTGATTTGCTTGTGTATAATTTTTTCAAATTTATAAAGATCGTCTGCAAGTAAGGCTTCAGCCTCGTCTTGCGTACAAGCATCTCCCTCCTTAACTCCCTTAGTCGTTCCAAAGCCAATCGTCCATACGTCAGCACTGCACCGATAAGCATCTAATTTACACCCCTCAAATTTTTTAATGAGGGCGATTCCCTCTCCGCTAGTTTTCATAGTCTGCTTCTTTATGCAATATTTAACAATATTGTACATACGAATAGTGCATTCGTATACGACTAGCATTATTTCTCTCTTTGCACGCCTTTGGCCTTTTCGTAAGACCTCATTGCGCCCATACCCAACATGCCCATAAGAACAGGGGTTAATAATGAGGGATCAACTTCTGGCACGGTAAACCAGATACCAAGTATCTGAGCAATAATTACGTTATAGGCTAGTCCGACTCCAGCCACCCACCCAGTAAATGGCCTCCAGCCAGCAACAAACAAGCTCTTATGAGCCGCTTCTACGGCGTTTACTGCTAACTGACCCTTGGCCAACTCTGTGGCTTGTTTAGACGCTAGAGTGCTAATCTCATGCACTAGAGCATTCTTCTGATCTTTGTCTTCGATAAACTTGTCAAGAAGGTCAGATACTGGGCCGATAAGACTGGATAAAATCGCCATCTATAGCATTGCTCTAGTTTTTCCATCCACCCATGCTAACTTGCAGACGCATTCGGTAGGCTCATAGTAACTTCTTTCCCCGTTGTAATTTTGGGCGTAGTACCTACAAGCGTTTAAATTTTTAAAATACATAGTCTTTTCGTGATCTATTTGGCCATCAAAAATAAATAACAAAGCCACTACCAGCTTCATTTCTTAGATAACAACGCTTGAACGAGAGCCTGTATCTGTTCGTTAGTTTGCTGTTGAGTCTTCTCAGATCGCTCTAAACTAGCCACAATAGCCGACAGTTTGGTTTCAGTAACCGCTTGCGCTTGACCGTTTTCTTGCGCTTTCTTTAAGGACTCTCTTGCAATCTTGTCAATTCTACTGCGCTCTTCAGATGCAAAGGAAGACTCAGCCTGAAGCACTCCCCATGCTACAGACATTGCTACAATAGCCGCTCCTACAGGCAACAAAGCTGCTGGAATTAAAACTTGGCTCATACTACTCCCCTAAAACTGGCCGCGTTGCAGGGAAGTCCGAAGTAGAAGGCCAGTCACGCAAAGCAGTCCTATAAGTCAGTATGTTGTCACGATTAGGCCAGTCAGGAGTTTGTGAAGCCGTGTCAGTATTTTCTAGTTCTAAGTCTCTCCACATCCGCGCTTCCTCTTCTGCTGTAGGCTCTGGAGTTGTAGGTTCAATCAACTCTTCATAATGTTCAAAGTTAGCTTCGACAAACTCAGCGTCAGCATTGATGGTATTTG